AATTCACAACATTTCAACGAATTATAGTCAATGAAAGTGAGGATTATGATAATATTAATAAACCTATTTTGACATACATGACTATGTGGAGGGATTTAGGTTCGTATAGGTCGGGACAGGAAATAGATCGATGGGCGTATACTTTAGACACAGAATTAGTATTACCGGAGCAACCTGAACAGCCTGGACAATCAGTTATCGGGGATTCATTAGTTATACCATTTACAGTATCATGACAGCAAGAAGCAGAACATATTTAAAAGGCATTTCAGAGACGGGCGACATAGCCGATCAGGAACTTTTTGAAGATTTAATAGATAGCGCGGCAAACGTAACTGATGACGCAATTTCGAACGAGGCCGTTTCATTAAACGTTCGTGCGGATAAAAAAAGATTTCCGACAACTAAGGTAACTCAATCAGGAGCTTTGACGTTTACAAGCGTTTCAAGCGGTGCAATTAACGGTTATGGTGAAGTTAAAGTAGTAACGTGCGATGGTAGTGATATAACGCTTACAGGAGACTTTACAAACTACTCAACTATAAATACAACAGCCGGGCAAACAATTGTAATCACATTTGTATGGAATAGTTCTTTAGCTGAATACATGGTAAGTGTTGATCCTTCTGGTGCCGTTACAGACACAACACCACCAACGGCAACGAGTGCAACGGTTGAAAATGCTGACCCTGACGCTTTGGTAGTTGTATTTAGCGAGGCTGTAACGCTTACAGATATGACAGGGCTTTCATTGAATGGTGACTGGACAGGCGTTACAATTAGCTCTTTAACTTCTGGAGATGGCACAAATACACTTACTTTTGCTTTAGATACACCAATAGCAAATGGTGAAAGCGGAAGTTTTGTTTATGGGGCAACAAACAACATTGAAGATACAAGCGGGAATGGATTGGTCACAAGCAGTACAGCGGTTACAAATAATGTAGATTCTTCTTACACCTTTGCCAACACTCATGAATTAGTAGTGGATGCAAGTGGTGAGGGTGTCCTGGTTACAGATTCTAACCTATGGCCTACGGGTGATTATAGCGTTGAGTTTTGGATTGAGCCTTTAATTGATGCTTCTAATCATAATTATTTGATATTAACCGACTCTGGCGGAACGTTTTCAACTATTATAAGCTATGCAACATCTCAAACAAAAATTAGGGCAAGAACATTTACGGATTTAAGTAATTATATTAATCTATATGGAAATACAACTCCGACAAATGGTGCTTTGTTGCATATTGTGTTGACTTATAATAACAGTACACAAACAATGACATTATATCGTAATGGTTCTGATGATAGTAATACACAAAATGAAATAGGAACATTTACGGGTGTCCCAGCAGCTTCAGGTACTATCACATTTGATATTGGCGGCTCTGGCGGAGCTGCTCCAGGTGATTGTAATTATCAAGTCGTAAGGATGTTTAATGAAGAACTAACAAGCGGTGAAGTTACAACACTTTACAATTCAGGAACTCCAGTTGGGTTAAATATATCCTTGCAAGGCAAATGTATTGGCGAATGGTTATTGAATAATAACGCAAACGCTGATAATGTTGGAACGAACGGCGTAAACCAGGGGACTGTAACTTATCAAACTATATGAGTTTATTATTTAATTTTTTAAGTGGAGCGACAAAAACAGACTTTTTCACAGTTTGGGCCAGCGGTGACTCACACCCTGTGAGGGAAGATATAACATATTCGTACAAATCACTGCAAACGGCACTAAGTGATATTGATGCTGAAAATTGGGATATAGGAATAAACGTTGGAGATTTTTGGAATACGAATGTAGAAACAGAAGCGGGAGGAGAGGAAATAGTAAACCAGTTCAGCAACGGGCTTTCAGTTCATAACAGGGAAGATATATATTGTATTGGAGGTAATCATGATGGCCAGGATGATGATGAACCAAACGGGGCTAACTGGCTTTTCAAAAGATACATTGACCCAGAAGGGACACAGCCAGCATTTAGCGGGGTTGTAAATGCAAATAGGCCTTATCAAATAAATGGTACGTATGAAAATTATTATTTAGATGTTGGAAATATTCGGTTTCTATTTATGACAGATAGGCAGGATGGCGAACCGCCAATGGGTGAGAAGGGGTTGGCAAGTTCTCCGACTCCAGATGTATGGCGACTGTCTGGTGGCGTAAGTCTTTCAACATGGCAATGGCTTCATGACCAGGTATTAAAAAATCCAGATAAAATAATAATAATAAGTTTTCATCAAGCTATTTATGAAACAACCATCGGATCAGGATTTCAGGAATTTTCAAATTATGGTGTATTATCGCGAATTGATGAAGAGTCAGATTATAGGGGTTCATTTTCATATTATGATAATGCTTTACATAATGATGAGATAATTCACTTTTTAGATGCAGTGAACGGAAGTATTGATATGTGGCTTAGCGGACACCTTCATCATCGAATTGGCGACTCATATAATGGAAGGGGAACATACGTTTATAAACATGGAATACATCATAAAAATGTATGTCAATTAACGAAAAATTTACAACCAACTGGAGCCAAACCGTTAACGGTACACAGCTATTTTTTAGATTTTTATCAAAATCAGATAATCCAACGCGCTTATATACACTTTGATAATGATAGTGTTTATTCAAAAGGTTTTAATACTGATTTTGATGCATCATATAACATCAATAAGATATTTACTAAATCCTATATTACACCAACAATAACAGCACCAACAACGCAAGTGACAGGGGCAGCAATAAGCAATGAACAATCCGATAGTTTAGACCTATCATGGAATACTAATAGTACGGGTGTAGTTATAGCAAGATGGGCAGTCGGTGATCCTGTTTTCACTCCTGTTGATGGAACTACTTATTACAGGGATGAGCCAGCAACCAGTGGGGCAGTTATCTTTCAAGGCACAGCAAGTTCATTCACTGATTATGGCAGATCGTCAGGCACAACTTATTATTATAAGATATATACTTATAATGCTGGAGGGGATCAGATAAAATATAATACTACAAGTCCAATTTCTATAAATGGTACTACATTATGAGCGTAACAAAAATAATAAGAGGTAAACCGGAATCATTTGTATTTGATTAAACAATTAAAAGATAATGGCTAGATCGTTACAACAAATAAAAGACGATATAAAAACGCAAGTGCGTACTTACCCATCTTTGGACCCGTTTAAGTTCCCGGATGAGGGGGGATCACAAGTGTCTATTTTTAACTTAATGATCACCATTGTATCAGCCTCTATACTTGTTTTTGAGAAAATACAAGATATATTTTTAGAGGATGTAACGTCATTGGCAGAAAACGCTATATCTGGAAATTCCCAATGGTTACAAGCGCAGATCTTGCTTTTTCAGTACGGTGATACTGTTCAGCTAGATGAAAACTACTCTCCTTATTATCCAGTGATTGATGAAACTAAACAGATTGTAACACGATGTGCGATTATTGATGCTAACCCAGTTCAGATAAAAGTGGCAAAGGGTGTTGCACCTAATCTGGCACCGCTGACTACGGATGAGCTTAATGCGTTAAAAGACTATTACTATGGCACACAGTTTCAAGAGGGTATAGGGTTTGCAGGGATTACAGCTACATTTAGCACTGATAATCCAGATCGAATGTATGTAGAAGCGGATGTTTACTATAGTAGTCAACTTGTTGTGGCAGATGTGAAAGCCGATGTCATTGCTGCAATTGATAGCTTCTTCGCTACATTCCAGGAAACTAATTTTAATGGTACTGTATTTATAATTAAACTAACAGATGCCATTCAGGCTGTAACGGGTGTGACCAGAGTTGTGTATACAGATATTCTGGCTAGAGAGGATTCTGTACCAATCGGATCTGCAACTTCTATAGATTTTCAGGGGTCTTACCAAACTAACGCAGGTTACCTCATAAGTGAAGATACAACTAATTTCACACTGGATGATTCTATAACCATGAAACCGGAAACGAATTAATATGCCAGCTGTAGATAAATATGAACAGTTAGACTTTAGAGCACAGGTGATCATGTTATTGCCACCTAAGATCAGGAGTCTGACCATGGTCGATTGGCTGCACTCGTTGGTTTATCCATTGGATACACTGTTGGATCAGGATTGGAGGTACATGTATGATCAGTACATTAAAGGCCATTTAACTGGTCAAAAAATGGTTATGCAGGAAGGTTTGAATTTCTTGTTCAGAATCGTTGGAGCACCGTTTATATTAGTGGAGACATTCCGTAATGAAGGTGTAACTGTATACATGTATAATGAAGCGGAGTTAACAACTACTTTCATATACAATGAAGCAGAGTTAACCCCTATTTATATGTTGAATGAGTCCGAAGCACAACAACCTGGGAGCACGGATTTTATTGTAAAAATGCCAACTATTTATGCTACCCAGGAAAATCTTGATAAATTAGAGTCTCAGGTGGATGTTTTAAAGCCTGTAGGAAGAACTTATAAAATAATTACATACTGATGAAAAAATTTGTATCAACAGTTCCGGCAGGAGGAGCACCTATATTTGCGCAAGAACTTGTATCTGATATTTTGACTACGGAAGTGTGGGAGGCCATGGAGGCGTTGTTGAGTAAAATAGATTTTACTGAATTGGGCGCGGATGTTAATGGTCTTTTTGCAACTAATAATAACTTTGTACTATCCGGAGGAGAAGTGACTGATGCGGGTGGTGGAAATAGAAATGTGGCATCAGGTATAGCATATTTTGGTACAGCTGGAGGTATTATAGCAAGGTTCCCAGCGGTTAGTAACTTTACACCCGGCACGCTTGGAAGCTTGTATATAAATTTAGATTCTCCAACAACAGAGCAAAAAACTTATTTTGATGGGGCAGATAAGGATTATTCACAAACTTATACTGCAACCATATCTTCTACCACAGGGACTGACTATGTATCTGGTGTTGCTTTTCTAGCCCCTTTTACGGGGTTTCCTACCCTATTAACATTATTAAAGGACATAAGGGAGTACAGTGCCGGAGATATGAGGATGGTAAGGTACGATATAGGTGCATGGAATATGAACAGATCCGCTGCGGGTACAGCGCAACAGGATATAACTGTTTCAGTTGGAACAGGCCCTACTGCTTATGTTCAAAAGGGTAATATTGTTATGTTTGATGCTACTATTTTGCAGGATGACACAACATTAAGACAACGGCATAAAATAGATGCTCAAAACGCTGGAGACATTTGGATAGTAGAAACGGATGATCCGAGTAATGCTTTCACTATAAGACTACAGGTTAATGCAGGAAGTTTTTTCGATTCTGCATCCTACGATGGAACTTCTGAAAGCAGAGGTTGGGTAACAGTTTGGTATATTGATCAATAATATATAATTTTATAGCATATTCGTCTATGCGAATATACAACTATACTTAAATGAAGACTAAGTACACCAATAAAGTTGAAGATGGAATAGCCGTAATGACTCTTTATGGTGAAATTGGTGGGCCGGGATATCAGGCTGAATACTTCACTGCTGAAATGAAATATCATAATGGTTTGGGCAGGGGTATAAAAGTTTACATCAATTCCCCAGGAGGATCCGTCTTTGGGGGGTATGCACTGATACAAGCTATTCTTGACTACGAAGCAGACACTCACATTGTTGGGTTAGCTGCATCTATGGCGGGTATAATCGCGCAGTTCGGTAAAAAACGAACTATGAATGATTTTGCTGTTGGCATGATCCACATGCCGTCCAGTAAGGGCAAGTCTAATGATAAGTTACTTAATATGGTAGCTGATCAACTTCTTAATATTTTAGAGGCTAGATGTAAAAAACCAAGAGCGGAGCTGGAACAGCTGATGAAAGATGAAACTTTTTTCGATGCTTCTGAAATGCTTGCCATGGGTTTTGTTGACGAAGTAATTTCTACCAGTGTTTCTCCAGTGGAGAATATTGACAGTTTCACAACGGAGGCACTTTATGACATATATAATAGTATCATAAAAACAAATAAAATGGAAAAATTGATCTCACATTTCAAGTTAGAGAATAACGCTGGGGAGGAACTTATCCTTGAGAAAGTAACTAACTTGGAAAATGATTTATCTGATAAAGTTGAAGAGATTTCTGCAAAAGATTCGGAAATTTCTAAACTCCAGGCTGAACTGGAGGAGATGCGTACTGATCATCAAGAGCTCACTGAGACCCTTGCTAATCAGGTCGTTGATGATGCCATTACCAATGGTAAGATCGAGAAAAGTAAGAAGGATATTTGGGTGGAAGCTGCAAAGAAAGATCCGCAAGGTGTGAAAGCACAATTGGAGTCTATCAGTGCTTCTAAGAGCATGTCTGTTCAAAGTTTTATAAGCAAAGATGTTGGTAAAACAAAGGACAAACCAGAGGATGACATCGTCAATTGGGTTCGAAACAATGGTGCCGAACTTTTGAAACTGGAAAAAGACGATCCAGATCGTTTCCAGGAATTAATGAATTTGTACAGTGAGAAAACAAGCTTTTAACCATGGGTAACACTAAATTTCCATTTGGAGATGCTGCTGCCGAAGCTGTAACAGGGACTGGCGCAAAAGCATTGACCATAAGCGATAATCTTACAATCGTTACTTGTTCATCTTTGACAGGCAATGTGACTTTAAATTTAACTTTCGATCAAGGATTGGAAGTTGGTGCTAAAATGATCATCCATGCTATTCAAGGAGGTACTGGCAGGAATGTTGTATTGGGAACTGGGTTTGCTGCTTCTGCTGCGGATCTTACAGGTGTTGCTAATGATGAGGATATTATAGAGTTGTTCTACAATGGGACTTCTTTTGTAAATCTTTCTGCATGGACAAAGATTGTTGATGCTGCTTAATTAATGAATTTCAAATTGATATAAATAAATAAAAAATGGCTGCGGAATTATTAAAAAGGTTATTCCTTTCTGAAATTACAGAAGCTTTACGACCAGGCAATGAGTTTTGGGCGTATTCACAGCGTGATGATGCTTTTGTAAATAACAATAGTGTGGAACTGCCACACGCAGGTACTGATCCTACAATTGCTATCGATAGAAGTACCTTTCCAGGGACTATTGCCCAAAGAACTGATGCTGCAACTCAGTACGTTCTGGAAGAACTTTCAAGTGATCCAACTCATCTCCAATTCTCTGAAGCACTCGTTGTGGCTTACGCTAAAAGAGCTTCTATCCTCTCACAGCATGTTGCTGCGCTGAGACAAAAGATGGGAGACAGAGCTGTTGCCAAGTGGGTAGCTGGAATTGGAGCTGGTGCTACTGCTAACATACCCACCACAGGTACTGGACACACAGTTGCCACAAGAACTACAGATGCTCCTGGATCCACGGACACCGTGTACAAATTGGCCAAGGAGGATATCCTTGCTGGTAAACTTGTTCTGGATGGGGATGATGTGCCAATGGAGGGTAGAAAGATGTTATGTCCACCTTCAATGTACAACGACCTCCTGGCATTGGATGAGTTCACCAGGGCAGATGCTTATGGTCAGTCCAATATACCTAGCGGGTGGGTAGGCCGAATCTTTGGATTTGATGTGATGGTAAGGAGTAGGGTTGCTGTCTATGACGGGTCTGATGCCCCTAAAGACACTGAAGCTGCTACTGCTGCTACTGATACCCATGCTGCCGTTTTGTGGCATCCAATGGCTGTCAGAACTGCTGTTGGTGCGATCAAAGTGTTCATGGATATGGATAATCCTGCTTATTACGGTGATATTTTCTCTGCTGCTGTCAGATTTGGAGCTCTTGAAGCTAGAAATGATGACAAAGGTATTGTTGTAATCAGAGAAGATGCCAACTAATAAGTAATGGCACAAAAGAAGAGCACAAAAACATCACCTAAGGCTGCACCTAAGAAAGCTGTAACAGAGAAGAAAGTTACAGCTTCTAAGGGGCCAAACCCTAAGGTGAGTTCTCCGGAAGAGGCTGAAAAGCTTGTAAAGGAGAATTATAAGCACCCCGAATATCTTGAGTACACTGTACTCGAGAATGGGCATGTTTTTTACGGTATTAATCGTGGGGCAGCTTTGGGTGTTGCGAGAAGATTTGGTTTAAAATACTTTGACGTTAAATTTTAATGGGACTATCACAAGTTACTTTTAATGTTGGGAGAGATGGGCTAGGCCGTAGAACTCCTAACGAGGATAAGGTGAGTGGTATTATATTTTTCAATGATACCCCGCCATCAGGATGGTCCAGTACTAACGTGCAATTGGTATATACCCTGGACGAAGCTGAACAAAAAGGACTTACTGAGGCAGCTGTTGGTCATGAAGACGAATGGTATCATGTCAGTGAGTACTTTAGGTTAAATCCTGAAGGGGAACTTTATATAGGATATTTTGACGTTCCTGCGGGAGCGTACGATTATACTGAGCTTGAAACATTGCAAACAGCTGCTTCTGGGCGTATACGCCAGGTTGGTATTTACAGTAAACAAACTTTTGCTTCTGCCAATGTTACTACATTGCAGGGAGTTGTTGACACTATAGATGCCACGGGTAGCCGTTTAGTAGCTATTCTCTGTGAGGATATGTCTGGCGTAGCCGATTGGTCAGCTGTGGATGATTTAAGGGCACTGAGTGCTCCTAAAGTATCCGTGATAGCTGGTCAGGATGGCGGTGCTGCTGGACTTGCGCTGTACACATCAAAAGGTAATTCAATTACTGCACTTGGTGCAGCACTTGGTGCTTTATCCAGAGCTTCCGTAGAGGAGAGCATTGGATGGGTGAGCCAGTTCAATGTATCAGACGGCACAGAGCTTGAAATACCAGCTCTGGCTAATGGGGATCTGGTAAGTGCTACAAGTTCTGCCATTTTAGGTGCGTTGAAAGATAAGGGATATCTTGTATTAAGAAAATATACTCCACAGATTACTGGAACTTATTTTGAAAGACAACCAGCTGCTGTTGCATCAACTGATGATTTCGCCTGGGTAGAATACAGCAGAGTCATGGATAAGGCGATTAGATTCGCTGAAACTGCGTTGACTCCTGAATTGAACAGGCCGTTGGTTCTTGATTCAGACGGTAAACTTACTAAGGATACCGTTGGTTATTTCGAGGATCTTGTTCAGGCTAAACTGGATGAGATGGGAGCGGAAGATGAAATCAGTGCTTCAGAAGTGGACGTTGATCCGGATCAGGATGTATTAGGTACATCTACACTTGTTCTAACAATTCGTATCGTGCCTGTTGGCATTGCTGAATTTATTACTGTAAATATTGGTTTCACCGTAGAATTATAATATTATGGCTGTACAAGAAAGAGTTCCTTTAATAAATGGTGTTGAATACACCCATGCGGACATAACATTAAATCTGTTCGGTTTTCCAATAATTGGTGTGACCGCTATCGAGTATAGCGATATGCAGAATATAGAAGGTAACTTCTCTACAGGGCATTTACCGACTTCTGTTGGTTTTGGCCAGGTTGATCTTACTGCGACAATCACACTGACTTCGGTTGAGTTCAGACGTTTGTTAGACTTCTCCCCTGGCAGGAGATTACAGAATATTCCATTCTTTGATGTTGGAATAAACTTCCTGCCGGAAACTGGATTTTTCAGGAGAGATAGGTTGGTTCGATGCAAGTTTAAAGGAGCAAATATTTCATCTGCGACTAATAATACGCAAATCGAAGTGCCACTCGAGTTGTTTGTGGCGGATATTCAATATAACTTATAATTAAAACATGAGTACTCAAAGTGAAAAAAAGCAGGGTAAATTCACCTTGGAGTTACCAAAGAACGGAGATGGCCCAGAAGTATGGACTGTCGAATTGAAAGCATTACCAGAAGATATTTATATTGCTGCCAGCAGTTTATTTCGAAAGGAAAAAGACATGGAGGGAATGAGGTTCCTATTACGTAATTTAGCTGTAGGCGGGGATGATATTGAGGAAGTTTGCAAAGATTGGAGGGCTGTATACGCTTCAGCGGAGCAGATTATGGCATTGTTACCCCAGGCACAGGGTCGTTTAAAAAAAAATTAAATGACTATGCCATACAGGCAAACAGAACTGGCGATGGGCTTCAATTAGAGGATCCGTCTTGGGAAGGGTTGGAACAAGTTCTGGCCCTTATTCATTTCTACTTACATGAAGAGCCTACAACTTTTGATAGAATCGCTCTACTGTGGAATAGAATACAATTTGCACTACAGTTTGAAGATAAAATGAGAATAAAAACTCCAATTAAGGGCTGATGGCAACAAATACCGAAAGAACTGTATATATTATTGAGCTGCGTGACAGGTTCACTAAGGGCATGAACCGTGCTTCGGAGGCATCCCGTAGGTTTAATAAAGCTACTGATGGGGTTAGGAATAAAACTGCCGGCCTTACCAAGTCTTTTGGTCAGTTAGGTATAGCATCTAAAGTTGCACTCGGTGCAGCTGCTGTGGGTATGTACAAATTAGCCTCCGCTGCGGTAACAGTTTCTTCTAAATTTGAAGTGGTAAGAAAAGCTTTTGATGTGCTTCTAGGGGATAAAGGAATGGGAGGCAGGTTAATGGGTTGGGCTAAAGAGTTTTCTCGTTCTACCATAATCACCTTTGATCAAACCGTAACGTCTATTCGTAAGCTTTTGGCTTACGGCATATCCGAACAAAATATACGCCCATTAACAGAGATGCTGACCACCATTGCTGCCGGTGTGGGTACCGATAGGTTGCCATACCTTACACTTGCTCTGGGACAGGTAAAATCTAGAGGGCGACTGATGGGCACGGAATTAAGACAGTTTAGGGAGCACGGTGTGGATATCATTTCCGAATTAGCAAAAGGCATGGGAGTTGGCACCGCCAAGGTAGAGGACATGGTCACTAAAGGCGCAGTAAGCTTTGATATGGTAGTAAAGGCTATGCAATCTATGACCAGAGAGGGAGGTAGATTTGAAGGCATGTTAGAAGAGATGTCAAAGACAACCACAGGTATGTGGAATATACTTAAATCTTCTTGGTCAATAGCTATGTCTAATATTGGTGATCAGATTTTACCAGTGTTAAATAAGATTATTGGTATCATTACTCCAGCGGTAGAAAAATTATCTACAATTGATTTTCAATATATGGGTGCTGAAATGAATAGATTCTTTGAAGTTTTTTCACGCATGGGTAACATGATGTTTGGAGAAAAGTCTTTTTTCAGAATATTATATGAGGAATTTGTTGTCTTCACCTTTAATATGTCAGGTATTGTTGATAAACTAGTCACTGAAATAAATATTGCTGCCAATGCTTTTAAGAAAACTGGTGGATTAGTAACCGGGTTTTTTGATTTGATCTTGCAAAATTTCCTTAAAAACGAAGAAGGGATCAAAAATGCTCAACAAAAACTCGAAGAGGCTTGGACAGGTCAAAACAAATTTGCCAGTAGGCAGCGAGATTGGTTAGCCATACGTCAGGACAGAAGGGATACTGACATGACTAGGCAGCTACGAGCTGCCACTATACCAAGAGACCCGTTTGAAACAGGTGAATACGTACCTGGGGGCGCAATAACTCCTGAGGCAGGCGGTACAGATAGTGGAAGGACTAAACGTACTAACCGCATGGTTGGTACCGGTGCCAGGGATGTTATCATCAATATTGGTAACCTGATTGAGAATGTTACCAATAATAACACTCACTACGATAAAAATGTGGAAGCCATGCAGGAGCAGCTTAAAAGAGCTCTTCTTACCGTGGTAAATGATGCAACTATGATGGTAAAATAATGGATCAACCAATAAAACAATCATATCTTAGGACACCAATTATGAGCAATGTGGTGTTTACTGCTCCTGACCCGGATTATATCTTACCTGGATTTGACTTTGAGCAGAACGAAAGGTTGGAGCTTAATGATGTATTGGTGACAATTCAGCAATCTAAGAATATTGTTAAAACATCGTTAGTTCGGCCACAAGGTTTTACGGATCAGAGCACACAGCAAGTTAGCTCTCAAAAGAATTGGGGATACGCTGGCACAATAAAGGAGTATATCAGCATGGGCGATTATCAGATCCGATTACAGGGGTTTTTAGTAGGGCAGGAAATTAATGTGTTTCCATTTGAGCTGCTAGAGAAATTAACTGAATATTTAGAATATCCTGGTAACTTTCAGATCAGCGGTAAATTTGTAAATAATTTTGATTTTGTACAGGTCATTGTAAACGATTATAACATAGCTGAACAACGTGGATCAAGTAATCAGCTTCCTTTTGTAATTAACTTACTATCTGATGATTACCTGGAAGTGAAGTATCAGCCGGTACAATCGGGTACGCCTGTCATAGGTAACCTAACAGCATGAGAGTTTTAAAGTGTCAGGTCTACATAGGTGCATTTCAATTTGATTTTGTTACGGATATAGAGATTGTGTCCTCCTGGGACATGCTCACCGATACCTGCACTATAACCATTCCAAAGAAGTTACGTTATAGGGGCAGCGATGGAGAGGCAAAAAAATACATTGTACGAGGCACTGAAGCAATATTCAAACGAGGAAATGAAGTCAGGGTTGATGCGGGATATTATCCTTCTCCAGAGTTTGGCGAAATTCCTGTATACAATACGATCTTTGAAGGGTTTGTCACGGAAATAAGTCCTAAAAGACCAATAACAATTCAATGCGAGGATAGTGCATACAATCTCAAGCGTATGCGTATAAAAAGCTATGATAGCGGTGACGGGCCTACAGACTTAGAAGAGATGTTAAGAGCTGTAGCCCAGAAAGTGAACAGTAACACGGGCGGTCCTTCTTTCACATACCTTATTAAAGCGGAATCCATGAACATCGGGCCTACTGTTCTGGAAAACACAACCTATGCTCAATTTTTAGATTTACTGAAGAGGAATTACGGATTAAAATCTTATATTAGAAAAGATAAATCTACCGGAGAGGACACCCTATTCGTAGGGTTTGCCCGTATAACACAAAACAACCAGCAAAATACATTTGCAGTACCCAACAATAGGGTAGAGCTACAGTTCGGCAGAGACATTATTGATGATTCAAATTTGACTTACAGAAATGCCAAAGACATCGACATCAGTCTTACGTGTATCAGTATTGATGATGAAAATAATAGATTGGAAGCTACGGCTGGGGATCCATGGGGCTCGGCTCGTAATCTCTATTATTACAATGAATCCCAGGAGAGTCTTCAGAAAACTGCCGATGAAGCTGTCGCTCTCTTTAAGTTCAACGGGTATAGGGGTTCATTTACGATTTTTGGAATACCGGATGTCAATCATGGGGATTCTGTCCTCATCAGAAACGGAGATATCGTAGATACAGAGGGAGAATACTTGCTTGAGAAGGTGGTTAAACGATTTGGGCAGGGTGGGTTCAGACAGGAGATTTATTTAGCAGAAAGAATAAGTGACTGATGCCAAGAGATATTAAATCTTTATTAATTGAAATCCTACGGGACGAATTTGATAATGATGCCATTGTAGGAGAGGTGCTGGAGGTAAATGGTAATAAGGCAAAAATTAAGAATTTAGCTGGGGAGGGTACTTACAGTAATATACGCATACAGGCTAACCCTGGCAACGGGATATTACTTGTCCCGACAGTAGGATCTTACGTTATAGTTGGTAAACTTGGGAAGGTAACAGGGTACATAGCTTTGGCTTCTGATCTTGATTCTATACAATTTTTGGATGGGTCATATGGAGGTTTGATAAAAATTCAGGAACTTGTAGATAAATTGAATACAGTCGAGGATAAAGTGAATGATTTAATTACATATATCAACACACACGTTCACCCATCAACAGGTACGCCCCCATCCCCTTTGTATGCTGGGGGAAGTTTGACCAATACGACTGTTAATGATATTGAAAATGATTTGATTACGCATGGCACTGTATGAGGATATATTGTTGAATGATGATGAGGATCTCCAGGATGACGGTAATGGGGATTTTAAAGTAGGTGATGCATCTAATCAGCTGATGTATTACATCATTGTTTCAGGTCAGGGTAACTGGAAAGAGTTTCCGCTGGTAGGCGTTGGTATTGAAAAATACTTAAATTCCACAATTAACCGATATGAGCTGGAGCAGATTATCAGTGGGCAATTGCGTACAGATGTGTTCAGGAGAGCATCCGTAAATGCCGAGAACTTTCCACCGGAGTTGGTTGTAAATAAAACTACTTTTTCTTTTGAAAACAGTTAAAACCTTAGAGGGCCAAAACAGCTATGATCTGGCCATACAGGAGTTTGGTACTTTAAACAATCTGGATAAAATATTAAGACAAGTGCCGGATCTTAATGACGTATCCCCGTTTGGCACAGAGCTGGAATTGGAAGCGACTGAGAATAATCTGGCAGTTCGTTTTCAAGCTACAGGAGCTAAATTTGCAACCGGTGTAAACTCACCCATTGCTCCAATATTTGATATATTTGGTGATACATTTGATGATACATTTAACTAATGGCACAAAAAGATAGAACTACTTTAAACATATTGTCCACCCAGGTGAGGGATGAGACATCGGAGAAAGCTAATACGGCTACCAGACTTGGTCAACTGTTTATCGATTTTTTGGATAGCTTGCGCCATAAAGATGATGCTATTAGTTTTCCAGCTTCTGGATTTTCTTTAAGTGGTAGTGCCTATGGTCAATCAGAAATAGGTACAGAAGTAATATGTTTACTCACTACACCTGGTGGAAGTTATACATTGCCCGCACTCAGCGGGTTGACCAATAAATCATTTGTGCTCCATCTGAAGAATGATAGTGGCGGAAATGTTACAATAACTCCATCCGGGTCTGATACTGTAGATGGGGATACTTCTGTTGTGTTGTCTGACACGGAATCTTTAACTTTATATTTAGGAACTAGTGAATACAAAGTATTATGACATTTATAAAAGAAAGTAATCTTAATTTCCGTAGCCAGCTGAATGCTGCCGGCAGATTACGAATATCAAATCAACGAAGTCAAAATGCATATCTTCAACTAAACGGAAAAGATACTGTCAGGTTTGATGAAGAAACAAGTGGTGGATCTGAAACAAGCACTTATGGCGGAGATGGTATAGGAAGTGTAAATATGGCCGTTACCACAGATACTGAATATGTTATAAGACAGAGTAAAGAATGGGCGTATTACTATCCAGGTAAACCTTTAAAAATAGAGCTGACGGCCAGTAAGTTTCAAAGTGAAACTGATATAACAAAAAGAATGGGGTATTTCAGTAGTTCCACAACAGGGCCTTACACTGCCAACCTGGATGGATTTTTCTTTGAAAGTGATGGCACCACTCAATATTGCTGTGTGTATAGGGATGGTACCCAGGTGGCTAAAGTTGCAAAGTCAAGTTGGTTAAATCAAAATGAACTAACTAGTTATGATCCATCTGATTTTAATTTCTATGTTATTGAATTTTTATATTTAGGTGGCGCGGTTGTTAACTTTTGGGTACTCACTGAATTTGGTTTAACCTTAGTGTACAGTTACCAACATATAAATGTAGATCAAAATGTTTTTGTCAAGTCCCCAAATCAGCCAATACGTTATGAAATACGCTCAGGAGCTGCTTCGGCAACCGGAGAACTTAACCACATATGCTCTGATGTAGCAACGGAAGGAGATAGAAATGATGAAATAAGTATTTCGCGTAGTGCAGATATTGGTTCAGAACCTATTACCGGATTAGCAGAAGACGTTCGTTACACATTGCTCGGTGTGCGCCTTAAAGCTGCATCAAGAAACATTGTGACAGATGTATATGGTCTAAGTGTTTTAGCTGCCAATGCTGATCAATTACTCGTTACAGTATTTGCAGGTGGTACACTCGCTGCAAATGATAGCGGAGTGGATTTTGCTGATGATCCAAACTCAAATTTGCAGATTTTAGATGGATACGCTGTCCAGGATGCAGGCAACATTGCTGATCTTGTTCATTCAGGTGGAATAAAATTATTATCATTTGTTATGCAGGGGGATTCCGACAAAGATCAGATATTACAAAATTCAAGGCGTTTAGGTTCGTTGATAGACGGAACAACAGATGAGCTATACCTTACTGTAACGCCTATCACAAATGGAGCCCAAGCACTTGCAGCGATAAATTGGAAAGAACTAATATAATGCCAAGAACATTTAAAACCATATCAGACCAGACAATGTATGATCTTACTGTAGAGCGGTTTGGGCAGTTGGATGATTTGGGTAAAATCATACGTGAGACACCTGATATGAATAATGTTATACCGTTTTCCACTGAGTTCACGGTAGACAACACTGATGATGAGTTGGCCCGGCAATTTGAGTTCAGGAATACACGGTTTGCAACAGGTGTGCAACTTTTGAGTGAGGAAGGGGTATGTGGTATCCCATTGAGTATACCAGGGCCTGTGGGCGGATGTGGTAGTTTATAAAATATTGAACAATGGCTAAAAGAATTACATGGGCAGATAGAGAAAATAATCCTGCCAAATCTTTATTGGGGGTTAATTACGAAGCTCCGGCTACTATATACAATACATTAAAGGAGAAAGCTAATAACCCAGGTAAAAAGATCAGCTTTCCTGTCTCCGATACAACTGTTACGGTCAATGCAGATGATGAGTTTTACTTTTCCGACTATACTCAGACAGGTGTGCTTAACTTCGAAGCAGAAGCTGGATTGCCACAGAATGTTGGCGTTGGAAATGGTATCACGGGTATAATTATATCAAATGGGGATGACATAACCTTTAGCAGTGACTTTAATGTTACTTATCCCGCCACTTTCGAGGCAGGGGAAAGTTATTATCTGAATTTGTTTTGGAACGGAGTTAAGTTTCAAGGGATAATACAGAAGGTTGGAGAAATAGCAGACAATCAGTATATAGAAACACCGATAGCGATGTTATTCGTGGATGCCACTAATGGCAATGACACCACTGGAGATGGGACTAGAGGTAAACCGTTAGCAACGATAGCTGAAGCAATAACACAAGCTACCCCTGGTACTACTATATACATATACCCCGGGGTTTACACCAATACCCTTACCGTGGATGTAGATAATTTAACTTTTGTTGGCGTGGGGAGTTTTTCTTTAGGCCATGGCTCTGCAATAAGTATACAATCATTTCAAATAAATATTGCAAATAACTCAGGCGCAATTGATACTGTATGGCAAAATATTAATATTATTTCATTTTTGCTTGGTTTTACACAAAGCAGTGCTGTAAATAATAATAAGCAAGAGTTTATTAATTGTTCTTTAGATCTTAATGGTATAAGCTGTAGTACTCTAATACTTAGGTCATCGGGTATGATAAGTAACGCATTCACCATCAGTGATACCATGGAGATGTACAATAGTAGTTATACTGAGGATGGCACAGCTACAATAGATGGCCTGTCTACAGGGCTTACTGCAATTAATTCTTACATAGATACTGATATAAATATCACAGGTGATTTTGATCAAAATAATACAACTGTAACAGGGTCTATTGCTGTATCCGGAACGCAAACAGTTAATAATCAGTATGTAGATCCAACACCTTTAAAACAACACAAACAAACTTTGACTCAAGCTCAAATACAATCATTAAACACGAGCAGAGTACAATTAAACATACCTGATGATCCGGCTAAAGAAATAGTTATTGAAAATATCTTTGTGAAATTAAACCATGAGGGTACAGATTTCTCAGGAGGTAGTAAATTACAAATAGAGCATTTCTCAGGAACGTCTACCATCATAGGGGAAACACCGACAGACTTTATAAGTGCTAATTCCGATAGAACTGGGTGGATTTATCCAATTTCCAATATTACTACGAGTCTAACCAGCTACTGGGTAACGGCTGATGCAGATAGTACTGGTGGAGATGCTTCTACCACTATAGACATATGGGTTAATTTCAGACAAATAGAATTTCCATAATATATAAATATTTTATGAAAAAATTAATACAAATATTTGTTTATATCAGCTTAACAATTGCACTCATTGCATGGGTAAGCCGGTCAGAAAAACTAATCAGCCAAGAAGTTAGTCAGCCGGAAACACAAAAAATTCCAGTTGCGGATATTCAATTAGCTGATGGTACAAGTATACTAAATGCTCAATCCGGCAAGGATTGGTCATGGTATGATGCGACTGGCGTTTATGTTTATGATTATCAAGACACTTTGATAGTTGACG